GATAAAAATCCTATTGTTGTTGGGGGTTGGAAAGGGGTTGAATCTGTTAAAATATTTTGTAACGATAAAAATAAATACAATGATTGTGCAGATTATGAAATTGAAAATTAAAGAAATAATTTATTTATTATTGATAAAATTTCTTAAGTGATTATAAAAATATGGGAACAATTCCAGTATTTCAAAATAAAATTAAAACAGAAATTCAAAGAAGAATTTTGGCAAGAAATCACTTTTTGAATTTTACAAAATACATGATGCCCGCGTATCAAGACACATTTATTCACATCAATTATTCTAATATTTTAAATTATTTTGCTGAGGGAAAAATTAAAAAATTGATTATTACGATGCCTCCTCAGCATGGTAAGAGCGATCAATCTTCTAGACGATTACCTGCATTTATGCTCGGAATAAATCCCGATCTTGCAATAACAGTATCTAGTTATTCCACAACATTTGCTAGAAAATTTAGTACACAGATTCAAAGAATTATAGCTGAACAAGGTTATAATAATCTTTTTCCTAAAACAACCATTTCAAAAACAAAATTTACAGAAAAATCATATAATAAATATGCTCGTACAAAAGATGAATTTGAAATAGTTAATCATAAAGGAATTCTTAGAGCAGTAGGACGAGGTGGTGCTTTGACAGGTAATTTAGTTGATGTGATGATTATGGATGATTTATACAAAGATTATGCAGAAGGTAATTCTCCTGTTATTCGAGAATCTGTGATTGATTGGTATATTTCCGTTGTAAGAACAAGATTACACAATCAAAGTCAAGAATTGATTGTGTTTACGAGATGGCATGAAGAAGATTTGATTGGATATATAGAAAAAAAAGAGAATGTTGAAATATTATGTAAAAAAGAACAATTAGAAAATCTTAATTCGGATATATGGTATAAAATCAATTTCCCTGCTATAGCTACTTCTGAATGCAAAAAAAATGAATTTGATTTAAGAGATTTAAATGTTCCGTTATGGTCAAATAGACACAGTTTAGAAAAATTGAAAATAGACAGAGTATTAGATTCAGAAAAATTTGAAAGTCTTTATCAAGGAGACCCTATTCCGAAAAAAGGATTACTTTATGTAGGATTTAATATTTATGTAAAGATGCCAAATATTTTGTCAAGAAATAATTATACAGATGTGGCTGATACAGGAAAAGATTATTTATGTTCTATTTGTTATAATATATGTGAAGATAATTGTATATATATCACTGATATTATATATACACAGGAAGATAATACTATAACAGAACAAAAAGTAGCTACTATGTTTAATAAAAATAGAACAGGAGAAGCGGTTATTGAAAGTAATAGTGGTGGAAGGGCATTTGGAAGAAATGTAGATCGCTTATCTGGTTTTAAACATACAATTATTCCTTATTTTCAGAATACAAATAAGGAAAGTAGGATATTAACTAATGCTTCAGAGTTACAAAGAATAGTTTATTTTCCAATGAATTGGACAGGGCGATGGGTTGAATTTGCCCGGGATTTATTAAAATTTAAAAAGAATTTTAAAGCAAATAAACATGATGATGCTCCTGATGCATTAACTGGATGTTTAGAACATTCTGGATTATTTTATGATTCATCGGAAGCATTGTGGAGGAGATAATAAATGATAAAAAATACACAATTAAAAGAAGATGGCTGGGTAAATCTCATCGCTGGAATTGGAAAATCAAATTCAGATAAAACAGAACATAACGAATTTGGATCATACCAAATTTTTGATGATGAAACATTGTCTCTTATTTATGACGGAGAGGGTCTTGGTGCGGCTATAATAGATACTTACGCAAACGATATGACGAGAACAGGATGGATTATTGAAAATGACAAAGATCAAAAAATAGAAAAAGAACAAAATCGATTAAAAATAGAACAAGTTTTTAATAAAGCTTTGAAATATGCTCGGTTGTATCGAGGTTCAATTATTGTTATGGTTACAGACCGAGGAAAATTAGAAGATAAATTGTCTTCAAACATAAATAAAATAATAGGATTAAAAGTATTTAGTGCTGCTAGAATAGAATTGCAGTCTTCTGATTTTGTTACTGATCCAAATTCAGAATATTTTGAAGATGTTGAATATTTTCATGTGAGATTACGAAATGGTCAATTGCAAAATGTGCATAAGAGTAGATGTATTGTATTTTATGGAGAGATGTCAAGTGATTCTGGAAATTTAGATTTTCAATATCGTTATTGGGGATTTTCTACTATTCAAAGAATATGGGACCGTCTGAGTAATTACGCAATGACAGAAAAGGGTGTTGCTAATTTAATGTTAGAATTTTGTGTTGGAAAATATAAATTAACTGGTCTTGCTTCAATTTTAGCACAAAATACAACAGAAGCATTTAAAAAAATTTATAATAGAATAGATATAATCAATTTATCTAAATCAAGTATAAATGCTGTTTTACTGGATGCTGATAAAGAAGATTATACAAGAGATAGTGTGAATGTTTCTGGATTGTCTGATTTAATTGATCGATCTATGATGAATCTAAGTTCCGTGTGCGGTATACCTGTTACAAAATTATTTGGACGTTCTCCTGCTGGAATGAATGCAACGGGGGATTCTGACATAAGAGATTACTATGATAAAATTGATGTAAAGAGAAAGAATATATTACAGTCTGAAATACAGAAAGTGATTGATATAATTAGTGGTTATGTTTATCCAGGAACATCTGAAAAATATACAATAACATTTAATTCATTATGGGAACCAACGCAAAAAGAACAAGCTGAGATTGAAAATCTTCAAGCAAATACAGATGAGAAATATATTGCCAACATGGTTTTAGATCCAGAAGAGGTCCGAACACAACGATTTCCTGAATTATTAACACATTCTTTACCCGTTGTAGAAGAAGAAGAAATTGAAGAGGTGAAAAAATAAATGACAAAAACTCCTTTTACAAATAGTTCAATGTTTAGAGAGTTGATTAAAATGCAGAGACTTACAATGTCTTCAAGACGTAGAAAATCTACACGAAGTCAAGCATTAAAAACATGGTTATATCCTATTTCAATAGAAAGACAATATGTAAAACAGATTAAAGAATTTATGCGTTCCATAACAGACAGAATGTCATGGGAAATTAAAAATAATTTAAATAGATGGATTGATGAATATAATCGATTGCAAGGAAAAAGTGATAATAGAGTAGATGCTTTTCCAGAAGATTTGAAAAATTTAACACAAGACACTAAAGATTATGTTATAAATATATTGAAAAATAATGATATTCGATTATTGGTGACTAATATAGGTATGGATTCTTCTGAAGTGAATTTAAAGCAATATATAAAATTAACAAAAGGAATGATGGGATTAGAATTTGTCCCAGTTGAATCTTGGGAAAAAGAAGTAATTTCTGCCTGGTCAGAAACTAATTATAATTTAATAACAACATTACCAGATGAATATATAAAAAAAGTAAACACATTGATTAGTGAGGGTGTTCAATATGGAAAAACAAGTTCTGGAATGTTAGAAGAGTTGAAAAAAATAACTGAAACATTTAATAAAGCTCGTCCAGAACTTATTGCAAGAGATCAAGTAGGAAAACTTAATGGAGTATTAACACAGAGAAGACAAGAAGATGCCGGTATTGATATGTATATATGGATGACAGCAGGAGACGAGCGTGTTCGTGGAAAACCGGGGGGAAAATACCCCAAAGCTGTTCCAAGTCACTGGTTAATGCACAAAAAGATTTGTAGATGGGATGATTCAACTGTGTACAGTGATGATGGAAAAACATGGAAAAAACGAACAGCAAAAATGCCCAAAACTCATCCTGGTTATGAAATAAGATGTCGTTGTCCTGCTATTCCTTTTTTCGAAAATTTATTAAAAGAAATAGATCAAGAAATAGAAGGGGTTATATGAGAATAATCACAGAAAATTTAATGAAATATATTAAAAATGAAATTGAACAAATAGAATTTGGAAGTGTGACTATAAAATTAAATGGAACATCTAATAAAGTAGATGTAGTAACTGAATCTCGTCAAAGATTTGTTTCAGAATTAGAGAAAGATTGTATAATTAAGAAATAAAAGATTAGATTCTTGAATTATTCGAATTTATATAAAATATATTTTATCTACTACTTTAATACAAGCGTGTTTTATTTTTTTATTTAGAGATTTTAATTCTGTTTCACATTGTTTGATTATTTCAGAATTTTTTGTTTTATATGCATTTAAAAGTTCTTGATATTTTTTTGAAAAAGCTATTTCTAATTTTTTTAATTCATTCATTTCATACCCCCATTAAATTTTTTTACTATTTTTTTGATATGTCTTGCAACGGATTTCATACAAGTAATATCTCCTTTACATTTTTTTATCCATTCAATATGTTTATATATAAACGGATTCTCCCACCTGAAATTCCCTCCATGACCTATTTTTAAATGACAATTAAATTTCTTATTTGTGCATAGAGTTATGAAATTACTTTTATCTAATTCTAATTCTGGATGCAAGTGAAAAGGTTTGATGTGGTGTACCTGCAATCCATATTTCTCTCCACATACAGCACAAACAGATTGTCTATTTAAATATGCTTTTCTTACCTTGCTCCATTGTGTTGAGCGTTTATTAGCACTAATAAAATAAGGTAAGAAAAGTAATAATATACAAATTGTTAAATTAAATTTTTTCATTTATTCTTTTTAAACTTTTTCTGTTAATGTTTTTATAAATTCTTTATAATTATTTCTGTATATACAACATAATAAATATATAGAATAATGTCAAATATTTTAATGAATTTTTTTATTGTATATAATTTTTATGCTTGACATTTTTATAGTATTTTATTAAATAGTTAAATAATAAATAGGTTGACTGAAAGCAGAAACCTCGATGTTTATTGATTCAAACCATTTTTGAAACTTTAAATATCGAGGTTTTTTATTAGGGGATTTTATAATGGCTATTAAGGACATGATTAGAACAGAAAGATCAACAGGAGAAGCCGGAGCTATTTATTCTACAAAATTGGAATTGTCCTCTGGAATTTCAGATATTTATTTATTACCAGAACAGAAAATATATGCCGTTGGAATTATTACTGAAAATGGAATTCTTTATTTTACAATAGATTCTCCTGATATAATAGAAAAAACAGAAGAGACATGGCTTGAATGGGAAGAAAGCACTCAAGTAAATTTTGCAATAACGGCTTTTAAGTTTGCACATTCTATCGAGACAGCAAAATGTACTATAACTGTAAAAACAGAGAATTATTAACATGAATAATTTATTTCACACTAATCAATCTAAATTTAATAATTTATATGCAGAGGCTTTTCATGAAAGTTTTATCTTTCCTGAAAACACTAATGAAACTGTAACATTTATTGCTGGAGGAACAGCGAACGTGTTTGGGACATGGTTGGAAATTGTTGACAATAATACTGTAGCATTTTCTTCAAAAGGATTATTAAAAGATGTTCATATATCATCTGTGTTAATAGAATCGCTGGAAGAAGAGGAAGAAAACTATGTTTTTGAAATAGGATACGGAGACAATAAAATCAATGTAGCCCGAGGTCGAATGATACGACCACGCACTCTTTTGCCTGTCAGTAATCCTGTCTCTTATCAACACAGATTAAGAAATTTAAAAATTCCAGCAGGAGAAATTGTATACTACAGAATGAAATGTGGGGCTGCTGCTGGTGAAGCTTTAGTCCATATAAGATATCATTATCATGGAGGAATTTAAATAATGTATTTTTATATTTTACATGCAGAAAATAAAAATCCTAAAACTATATTAGATTCGGATTGTATCCATGTTAAATCCAGGAATGATGGAAAACAAGTAGCTATTATTTCTGACATTGAACTTGAACATGAAGACATAGAAGAAAAAACACAGGCAGAATCACAGACTATTCTTGACAGTTGGATAGATGAAGAGAATGAGAATCCCGAAAAAGATATTGATGGTAATTTACTTTTGCAAAATAAAATTGATCTCAAAGGATTTTTATAAATGTCTAATTGGTCAGGCGTATTAACTAATCCGAATTCGGTAGGATTCAGTACAGGATTAAATAGTCCTTTATCTTTAAATGATACTACAGCCAACTGGCCAAATTTAACAAATTATTTAGTGCGAATTATTGCAGGTTTGGGGGTTGGACAAGAAAGACAAATCCAATCTAATACTGCGACAACTATTATTATAACGGCTGTTTGGTTAACAATTCCTGATATTACAAGTCAATATGAAATTGTTTTAGTTTTAAGAGACAATGATCATATAGTAGGTAATTTAAGTCTTAGTACAGGTCTTATAACAGAATTAGAAGATAGTGCTAACATATATCTAGATGGGAATTACACAATTTTATTTTTAAATACGGTACAATGTCGTTGGAATAAATCTAAAACAACTCTTGTTACTTTTCAACCGAATCAGATAGAAGTACAGGGTAAAGCTGCATTTTGGGGATATATTTATTTTCAAAGTAGTATTACAAATGCTATTAAATTCAGTTATATATATTTAATAGACTCAAATTATGGAGTTATAATTGCAGGTTCTGCGGGTACAGGAAACTTTTCAGAAATTCATCATATACGGACTAGAAATTTAGCATTAAGTTTTTTTTATAGAGGTAATTATTCAGCAGATACACAGAATGTGAAAATATCAAATTTATTACATGAAGGGGCGCATTCATCGTGTAAATTATATTTTAATAGAAATTCTAATACTATTTATGAAGAAGAGTTTGAACGATTATGGATTGAAAATTGTAATACGGGAGGAATAGATTTTGCCTCTTCTTTATCTGCTAAAAAACAAATTGTTAGAGATGCGATTTTTAAAGAATCTTATTCAGATAGTGAGACAAACATAAGAGGAGATGCAGACAAAAGAATATTTCTAATAGATAGTTATTTTTCAAGTCGAAATGAAGATGCACTTCTGGCTAAGGGTTCAAATGTTGACACACTTGGAATAACATTTTTATCAAGAAATTTTTCAACAACAAGCAAAGAGATAAATAATACATATGCTCATTCTATGTCAATCTATTCTAAATTTAATGATTTTTATGCAAAACAAAATGAAACTAAATATAATTATGCATTTAATATTTTAGCAGCGACAGATATAACAAGTGACAATGATTATATTGCTGGTAGACTGCAAGCTGATCCTAAAAATATTGATATTTCTGAATCAACTACGTCAACAGAAAATCCTCAACAATACATAGGATTAACATCAGCAAGAACAAACGCAAAGTCTACTTTAAATAAACTTTTAGAATGTGATAATATCCAAACTAATGATCTTTTAGCACATTCGGTAGATATTAGTTTTGATTGTAAAAATAGTCATGCAGGAACTACAGTTGATCAAGATTCGAATGTCGGACAGAAAATATTATATATAGCAGATACATCTGATTTCGAAGAAAAAGAAATTATTGAAATTGGATTTGGAACAGTAAGAGCAGAAGAAGGTGAAATTGATTCTATCAATACTGGTATTTCAATAACACTTAAAGAAAATTTATCATTTGCGCATAGTGCTGTAAATGCTGATTTTGTAAAAAAACAATTACGGCATTTTGGACTTCCTTTTGTAAAATATGGAAAAATATCAAATCAATATGATAATGAAACTCCTATCCCGGAACCGGATAAATGGGGGGCAATATTTTGTAATTTTGAAACTAATTTTTTCGGTAGGGAATATGAATGGAAAAAATGGGGACATTCAATTACACTCGAAAATTTAGATGCAGATACAACTTATTATGTTAAAGTTTTTTGTTATAATCCTTTAGGTGATCTTTTAGAAGGAACTGAAATAAATTTTACAACGCAAGCAGTAGCAGATTACACCGATCCGGGAATTTCTAATGTGCGTGACGGGATAACTTATAAATTCGCAGGTGGCGATAAAGAAGGTGTGTTAGATATTCCTATTATCAATGATGTAAGAGATGAAATTTTTTATGACAATTTAACGAAAGAAGGAATTTTGGATTTACCTCTTGAAATCGATGTTCGACTTGGTA